GACATTATGAAAGATGTTTTGACGTTCGATTGTGAAACAACCGGGTTGCCTCCAAAGGGCGCAAAATGGGACGTTAATTTTGCGGAATTTCCAAATATTGTGCAATTGGCATGGGCGGTAAACGAAAAGGAACGTTCCTACATTATTAAGCCGGAGGGATGGGAAATACCGGAAGCGTCAACAGAAGTTCACGGAATTACAGCAGAGAGAGCAAACGCCGAGGGCGTCCCATTTGCTGATATTATAGACGAATTTTTGGAGGATTGCGAAAAAGCCCGTTTGTTGGTAGGACACAACATTTACTTTGATACGTCAATTGTAAAAGCAATGATATTGAGAATTATGGGGCGTGAGTATTACGACGAAAAAGCCGAGGACGCATTGTTTAAGGGAAAACGAATTGATACCATGATGAAAACAATTAAATTTGTCGGCGCAATGTTTGCAAATGGACGCCCCGGAAAATTCCCGACGTTGGAAGAACTTTATAATAAATGTTTCCCCGGCGAAACATTCCCGGCGCATGATGCGTTGGAGGACGTGAAAGCCTGCAAACGTTGTATTCCGGTTTTGGTGGAAAATGGTATTATAGAACTGAAACCAAAAGAATATCCGGCGGAACAATTGAAGTTTAACCCGGAACCGGAACCCGCAAAGACCAAAAAGGTAAAAAGGGAAGTTTTAGTTCACGACCCGAAACCGATATATGCACCGGATGCAGAGCCGGAAAACAAGGTTGCAAAATTGTTAAATGAAACAGACTTTTAAATTATGAACGAAAAAAAAATGTGCATTGATTGCGTGGATTATCCGGTATGTTGTTTGTCCGGTCGTTGTGCTGATGATGAACCGTGCGAGTATTTCCAAGAAGAAACCGACCCGGAGGAACCGGGGAATAAATAAATTATCTTTTATGAGCGAAAAAAAACAAACAGTTATGCCGATTCCGACAAAAGAAAAGTTTTCACTTTCAAAAGTTAAGTTGTTGAAAGATGGCGGAATTGATGTGCATTATGAAGTAACGGAAGTTGTAGGAAACGAAAGTTACACAAACAAGTATCATGTATTGAGCGCAAAAAACATACACCCGGATTTGCGCAATTTGTTCAAAGACCTTTGCCCGATCATGGGGCGGATATTCAACATTACGTCGTTTAAATCAATGATGGCAACGCCCGATTTCAAAGCGACGAAAAAGCAATTGGATATTGCAGAAGCATTTGCGCAGGAATGTTTGGGAAACATAGACGTTCGGGGCGTTTCGTTGTCCGGTCAAGACGATAACGTTGGGGTTGTATTGACGGGATTGTTTACGGTATCAAACAATCAGAAAACGGCGATTAATTCGCCACGTCTGAAATATAATGTTGAAACGTTCGGTTTTGAGGAAGAATTGGAAAACATAGTTTGCGACATAGAAAACGAGGTTTACGAATTTTTGTTTGAGGGTAAAAAGGCGCAATTATCATTGTTTGATGCAAACGGAAATTCAAACGATTTGGTTTTTGTTGACGATGCAAACGGATGCAGCGAAAGCGATATGTTTCCGGAGGTAAACGACCCGGCGGACGAAACGGAAAATATGTAATGGATCCTATATTGTTGACCGAGCGTTGCGAATATGATTATTGCGTTGCACGTGGATATGAGCCATTGTTGGATATTCGCAATTTTAGGTTGGATATACGGTTGAGAATTGAAATACAACGGGAATTGTTCGGGCATTGCTTGTTTGGGCGTGGCGACATTCCCGTTGCAAACCAAAGGTTTTTCCGGTGGGTTTGGGAACACAAACCGCATAGATGCGAGGAAACATTGCGACCATTGTATAATTATTCCGCAACATATTGTTCCCATATTATGACACGTGGGGCATATCCGGAAATGGCGCACGATCCCCGGAATATTAATATACTTTGTTTTGAAATGCACAACCGTTGGGAAAATGGCGACCGTGAAAATATGCGAATATATCCGGGAAACGTCCGGATTATTGAGTTACTTAAAAATGAATATAGAAGTTTGATAACATGAGAACAAAACAAAGACAACCCGATTTTGGGGCAATTTCCCGCCGTTCAATCAAAAATGACTTTAAAAGGGTACAAACATACCCGGCAGAGGAAAAACGCCCGCAAATCGAAAATCCGCCCGAAATAAATGCAGAAAGACGTGTTTTGTTTGTCGGGGAAAATTCCGGGTATTACAAATTGCGTTCTTTTATAGTTGGAAAATTGGTTAGGCTGATAGAACAATCAAGCATGGGCGGTTGGATTTGTGAGTTTGTACATGACGACGACAGAAAGGCGATTAACGCAGCCGCCGGATGGTCGGACAGTAAAAAAACAATATTTGTTGGATTGCGTAAAGTTTAAATGACATGAAAATAAAATCAAAAACCGGGTACATGATAATTTTTTATACGTTCGTGACGTTAACGGTTGCGTCTTATTTATGGACGTTATACAGTATTATTCGTTGGATAATTAAAGCATTTTGATATGAGTATTAACAAAGTTACATTGTTGGGGCATATAGGAAAAGACCCGGACGTAAAGACGTTTGATAATGGCGGCGTTGTCGCACAATTCCCGTTGGCAACAACAAAGCGAGGGTTTACAACAAGGGATGGCAGACAGATTCCCGAACGTACAGAATGGCACAACGTAGTTTTGCAAAATGGTTTGGCGAAAAAATTGCACAACAGTACGTTAAAAAGGGGGGATAAACTGTATATTGAGGGAGAATTGAGAACAAGAAGTTATGACGATGCAAACGGCGTTAAACATTACATAACGGAAATATACGGGTATGAAATGGAAATGTTGACACCGAAAAAGGACGGACAAAATACGGCGCAAACAGCAGGCGCACCGATACCGCCCCCGCCAACGCCGGATGATGATTTGCCGTTTTAAAAAATGAGATTTGAAATTGAACTAAAAATTCCGGCGGGTTCCCGTCTGATTGGAACCTGGACAAAGGGGGATAAAGTAATTGCAGTTTGCGAATATGTTGTTCAAAAATTACCGGAACCCCAAAAGCAACGGCGACCGATTGGGTATTTAAACTATGACAGACCCGCCGGAGATAAAAACAATGAATGATATGCAATACAGTAACAAAGAGTATGACCCGGAAAAACACGACCGTTGGCGTGCTTTGACAGTAAAACAGCCATACGCAAATGATTTGGTAACGGCGGCGTACAAAGACGAAAACGGGGTTGTTTATGGTCAAAAATCAATAGAGGTTAGGAGCAAAAACACGTCGTACCGTGGCGACGTTCTGATATGTTCCGCAGCGTCCCCGGTTTATCCGGGAATGGAAAGCGGGGTAACATTGGGTTTGGTTGAGTTGTACGACGTGAAGCCGATAAAAGAGTTTACGCCGGAGGATTGGGAAAACACCCGGATTCCAAAGGAAAAGAGGGCGAAAATACAAAGGGGTACGGGTGGTTGATGCGCAATCCAAGACGTGTTATTGAAATGCCAATTAAGGGGCAATTGGGTATCTATAATCTCGTATATACAAAAGGTTGTATTGTCGAATATCCTAAAGTTATGGTATTGGATAAAGAGGCATACAATAAAATAAAAGAAACGTATTAGTTTGTTGTATTATGGTTTAATATTATCTTTGCAAAAAAAGATGGAAAATTGGAAGTTTATAAACGCTAATTATGAAGTTTCAGACAAAGGTAATATAAAGTCTGTAAATTATCGGGGAACGGGTAAAAGTGCGATACGAAAGCAATCTATTAGTAAAAACGGATATATGCGGGTAATACTATCAGATAATGGTAAAAACAAACATATTTCGTTCATAGATTAGTTGCGGCGGCTTTTATTCCGAACCCGGACAATTTGCCGGAAATAGACCATATCGACGGCAACCGAGCCAATAACGATGCGACTAATTTACGTTGGTGTACGAGAAAGCAAAATTTGAATTATCAAAAATGCAATTAATAATAAACGTGAAAACCATGAAGAAAGTAAATTACATGGTTTAAGAAAACCGGAAAAGATAATCACAATGCAAAACCCGTTTAATCAATATGATTTAGAGGGTAATTTTATAAAGAAATGGGATTGCATACATTGATGCGCAAAGATGCGGTTTTAATCATGGAAATATTATTAGTTGCTGTAAGGGACGTTTAAAACATTATAAAAAATATATTTGGAGATATGAGTAAAAAACAGGTTGGAATTATCCGCAACAATGGCGACGTACATACGGCGCAAATTGGGTTTCATATCGGACGGGTCGGCGTCTATGTTTACGCCCGTGAGTATTGGCAATATCATAGTTGGCAATTTGGGGTATCCATTGATGCAATAAACGGTTACGACCGTTATGTTGATATTGAGGCGAAAATATTGTTTGTCGGCATTGGCATACGGTTTATATGGATTAAAAGAAAGGTAAAACGATGAAAGCAAAGATTTTATTGTTATCTTTGGCAACGCTTTTGTTGGGGGCGTGTCAAAGCGAGAACGAACCAACGGAGGCATTTAATTTACTTCTAAAATCCGAGAGCATGGAAGAAAGAAACGAGTTTGTAACGAATACCACGGCGGCAATGATACAGATAAACGCCCCCCGGTATAATTGTGAGATTGTCGAAACCGCATTAGCCGGGGGCGATAGGGTACGAATTTGCGTAAAAGGCGCAAAGGAAGATTTGGACGCATTGTTTGACTATGTAAACGAAGCGGGCAAAGAATGAGAGTAAAGCAACCCGAACCGTTCGACCCAAACAGAGAATACCGCCCCGGCGAACGTTGCGTTTACCGGGGTATGGTATTGATTGCCGAGATATGGACGGCGGCGGATGCACGATTAGCCAACAACAATTCCACAATGTTTGCGCAACGTTGCGTTCGCTGCAAAATCAAAAGGGAAGATTGCCCCGGAATTGGTAGGCAATGCGATAAGTACAACAGAACCGACCGAAAAACGATATTTTGGCGGTTGGCATATCCGAAAACAGTAAGAACGAATAAAAAATTAGAGCGATGACAGAAAGTAAGTTAAACCCGTTTGATGCGGAATTGTTGGTTATGATTGGCGATATAGCCAAAAGCCAACTGGAGGTCGAGGAAAAACCCGACCGTTACGAAATCACGGTTGACACAACCGAGATGCAGGGAAAAAGCATTGAAGCACTAAAACAGGCAGTCGCCGGACGATTGGGGAAACGCTTGTTAGTTACCCACACGTTAGACGCCGCCGTTGTTTTCAACGTCGAGTACGACCCGACGGAATACCCGGAACAAATCCGCACCCGGTTAGTTGAGCCGGACGGACGATTGACAACCCGCCCGGAAAGAGAGTTTAACCGGGAGTTTGAGCCGAAAGGCGTAAGCGTACCGAAAGAACCCGGCGATAAGGGATGCGGGAATTGCGCCAACTTTACAAACGAGGATGTCAACGGGAACGGTTATTGCGAGGCGTTCAAATGCGAACAATCGTGCGGCGTTATGCCGTGCCAAGAGTACAAACCTAAAAATCAATAAAGCGATGAACAAAAGAGAAAAATTTTTGAAAGAGATTGCCGAGGTTATCAACCGTAATTCGATGGAGGCGTATTTTAACGATACCCCGGATTACATATTGGCGAAAGTCGCAGTTGTAGCAATGGAGAATTTCGCCGAAGCGTCCGCACGGAGGGGCAATTGGCACGGGTTCAAAGAAGCCGATAAGCCGGGCGAGGTTGTGCGGAATGAGGATTGCGACAATTGCCCGGTTCGGGGGATTTGCCCGGAGCATAAGAAGCCGGAGGCGTTCGATGTCCCAAAGGAGGTGCGAGCAGTGGCGGAATTTTTCGGCAAGATGTTCCCCGGTTCCAAAGTAGAAATAGACCGGGTCGAAATGCCGAAAAGGAACCCACGGGATAAACGCCGGGCAAAGAACAAAAGGAAAGGGGGCAACAATGGGAAAAAGTAATTGCCCCGGACAATCGAAGCCCGAAAAGATATGCGGAACGTGTCGATATTTTAACCCGGAATTTCCGGTAAATGGAAAGCCCGCCCCGGTATGTTTGGCAATAAAAGAAATGAAAGGGGGAACGGAATACAGCAACCCCCGTGGAACGCAACATTATTTTCGTTGCTCAAATGGGAGGTACGAAATAGGCATAAGCAATTAGGCAATCAGCCCCGGAAACAAAGCCGGGGTTTTGCCGTTTATATGTGAGAGAGAACAAACGGTTGGCAATGCGGCGAAAAAGCCGTAAATTTGCCCTGTAGAGTAACGATAATTCAAAAGACAATAAAAGTATAAAACGGGGAATAAAAACCCCGTAGAAAGGAAATTTATGAAAAATAACAATGAAATACAGATTCAGTTTGTACCGATTGAATTGTTGGAATATAACAACGGACAAATACCCGGCGTTCCAGAGAACCCAAGAACGAGGGAGGACGCAAAGCAGCGCAATTTGGAAAAGAGTATTGAGGAATTGCCGGAAATGACTATTGCACGTGCGGCGTTATGTTTCCCGTATAATGGGAGACTTGTCGTTATTGGCGGGAACAGACGTTTAGAGGCGCAAAGGGCGTTGAAACGTAAGGAGGTGCCAATTATTGCTTTGCCGGAAGATACCCCGGTTGAGAAATTACGCCGTATAGCGTTGTTGGATAACGAAAGCACCGGAGTTACCGATTGGGAAAAACTTGCAAAGGATTGGAGCAAAGACGAAATAAGGGCATGGAACATTGAAACCCCAAAGGGATGGTTTAACGAACCACCGAAAAGGAATATTCAAGAAGACGACATCAGCAAGGTAAAAGCAAAGCAAAGATGTCATCTGGGAGATATATGGCAGTTGGCGACCACCGCTTGATGTGCGGAGATAGTACAAAAGCATCCATGATTCAAGAACTGCTTTCCGGAGAGAAAGTAGATTTGTATATTACCGACCCACCGTATAATGTAGCATACGAAGGTAAGACAAAAGATTCACTAACTATACAGAATGACGAAATGGATGATGACAGCTTTAGAGATTTCTTAGTAAATGCGTTTATGGCAGCTGATTCGGTATTGAAAGAAGGTGCATCCTTTTACATTTGGCACGCCGATAGTGAGGGGTACAATTTTAGATATGCAGTTAAGCATTGCGGTTGGTTAATGAAGCAATGTTTGATATGGAGCAAAAATGCTATGGTAATGGGTCGCCAAGATTACCAATGGAAGCATGAGCCTTGTTTGTACGGATGGAAAGCCGGAGCGAGTCATAATTGGTATTCAGACAGAAAGCAAACAACAGTGTTGGAATTCAACAAACCAAACCGGAACGCAGAGCATCCTACAATGAAGCCTATTGAGTTGTTTGCCTATCAGATACAGAACAGCAGTCAGAAGGGAGATATAGTATTGGATTCATTTGGTGGAAGCGGTACAAGCATTATTGCTTGCGAGCAAGTAAACCGTAAATGCTACATGATGGAGTTAGACCCGCATTATTGCGATGTTATACTTGCAAGGTGGGAGCAGTTTACCGGGAAGAAAGCTAAAAAAATAAGCGGGGAGTAAAACCCCTCTTTAGATGCATTAATAAACATAACCCAAAATAATACTTAAAACTATGGCAAAGTATAACAAACAGACCGTTGAAGCGATATGTGCGTATATTAGGGACGGAGATAGTCAGAAATTAGCTTGCAAGAAAGCAGGGATTGGAGATAGTACGTTCCACGATTGGATAAAGGCGAAGCAGGAATTTTCGGAACGCATTAAAAAAGCAAAGGCAGAGTTTCAAGCAACGATAACAGGAAAGTTGGAGGCTACATTGTGGAAACGTGCGATGGGATATGAAGTAACGGAAACGGAAACCGAGTATGTAAGCGATGCGGAGGGGAAACCGAAAATTAAAAGTCAGAAAACCAAAGTAAAGCATATACAGCCCGATACCGGGGCATTAATTTTTGCTTTGACGAATGTTGCCCCGGAAAAATGGGTAAATAAACAAAAGGTCGAAACGCAGGAAACGAAAGCAACGGGCGATAAAACGCACGAATATTGTTTTAAAGATTTACCGGAAGATATTCTTTTTGATATTGCTGACAAATTGCAAGCAGGAGAGTATGAAAGAATACAAAAGGAAAGGGAGAAAACAGATGTCAACACGTAAGAAAACGGCAAATCCGGCAAAGGAACCGGAGTACAAAAACGAAATATGCGACAATTGCGAGTTATCCAAATGGGTAACGCATTTGCACCAACATTTTGACCATGCCGGAAAACCAATTTGTTTAACGTGTCCCCATGAGCAATATTTTATTGTACGTGGTCGTAGAGCGTGCCAACATTTTGTAAAGAGAAAGGAGAAAAGCAATGAATAATGATGAATTGTTGAAAATGTACGCCGCCATTAAAAGCAATCCGGGCGAGATAGTAAGAGAGGCGGCACGCCATAGGCTGATAAACTTTGCCCGGTATATGCAACCGGATTTGACGTTAGAACCGTTTCACGTCGTTTATTATACCCTATTGGATAAATTTGCGCATGGAGAAATGAAAAAAAATGATTGTGCAAATGCCGCCACAACACGGAAAATCGGAGGGGTCAAGCCGCAAATTACCCGCATTTATGTTGGGATTGAACCCGGACACAAAAATTTGCATTGGTTCGTATGCCGCAACAATTGCAAGGGATTTTAACCGGGACGTCCAACGAATAATTGACACGCAGAAATATAGGGAAATATTTCCAAAAACATTTTTGAACGGTTCAAATGTAGTGACGATGGCAAACACGTATTTACGCAATTCTGATGTTATCGAAATGGTCGGGCATAAGGGTTCATTACGTGTTGTTGGTCGTGGTGGTGCGTTGACGTCAAAGACCGTTGACGTTATGATTATGGACGACGTTTACAAAGATTATTCCGAGGGAAACAGCCCGATTGTACGTAATGCAGCGTGGAAATGGTACACGACCGTTGTAAAAAAGCGTTTGCACAACAAATCGCAAGAACTGATTGTATTTACCCGATGGCATGAGGAAGATTTGATTGGTAAGATTGAAAAGGGAGGCGAAAAGATTATTGATATTAAAAGTTGGGACAGCATTAAAAGTATTCCGGATGGTGCATGGGTTCGCATAAACTTTGAAGCGTTGAAAACCGGGGAACCAAACGAGATTGACCCAAGAGAACCGGGGGCGGCTTTATGGGAGAGTATGCACAGCCGGGCAAAATTGGAGCGTGAAAGAGCGTTAGACCCAATACAATTTCAATGCTTAGACCAAGGAAACCCCGGAAGCGCAGAGGGTAGATTGTACCGGAACCCATTCCGAACATACGTTGACAAATCAGAATGGGGAACGTATGTGCGTAGTGGTAATTATACCGATGTGGCGGATGAGGGCGACGATTATACGTTTTCGGCGTGTTATGACGTGTATAAATCCGGCAATGAGGCATGGAACGAACAAAAGAAAAGGTTTGAGCCAATATTGTATGCCTTAATTACCGATATGGTTTACACGCAGGAAAACACAGACGTAACAGCCGTTACCGTTCCGGACATGATCAACCGAAACGGCACGCAAAAAGCATGGATTGAAAGTAACAACGGAGGTTCGGGATTTGAAAAGTTGATAAGGAAAAAGATAAAAGCAATTTCAGAACCATTCTTTCAAGGTGCCAATAAGGAAAGCCGAATAATTACCAATTCCGCAAGCGTAAACGCCCAAATTATTATGCCGTTGGGTTGGGAAGAACGTTTTCCAAAGGTATATGAACACATAACCGGATTTTTGCGGGATTTCCCGGCAAATGAACACGACGACCCGGAGGACGGTTTGACCGGGATATATGAAAAAGAATTGGCGGACGGCGATACAAGACCGTACACGCAGGCAACACGGGGCGTAAAAAGACGTAACTAACAAAATATTTTATATTTGCAAGTGTTTACACGAAAAATATTGTAACTTTGTAAATGAATATGAGGGGAAAGGGAAACCCCGGATAAATAACATAAGTTTTAACGTTAAAAAAATTTAAGATTATGGCTATTTGTAAATGCCCGGCAGCCGCAGCGTTGCCCAACATTCCAAACTTTACTTGTGCCGAGAGTTTCGGACAGATTCAGAAAGTAGCGTTCCAACGTCTTTATAAGAGTACGGGCGAACGCAATTCATTTACCACGGATGCAGGTATTTGGAAAAAAAAAGCGTCGTGGACGCCGTTGTTATCGGCAGAGGACGACACAAAGGTTGTTGTTTCCCCGTATATCCAAGCACCGACAGCAGAGGCGGGCGCACCCCGTACATTTGGCGGCGGTAACGAAACGTTGGGAGGTATTGAGGAAATTATAGGACGTGAACCAACACCATTTACCGGAGTTATGCGAAAAATGCCGCAATTATTGATTAAAGCATTGAAAGAATTGCAGTGCGAAAGCGATTCGCAGAATTTGGGCGTTTATCTGTTTGACGAAAACGGTTCAATTGGAGCATTGCAAGACCCGACAACAGCAACAACGCATTATCCAATTCCAATTCGTTCTTTGTTTATCGGGGATAAAACTTTGGGCGGATTTGAGGCACCGGATAGCAACGCAATTCAATGGTCGTTCTTGCCTAATTGGTCGGACGATTTGGTTATTTTGACCCCGAAAGATTTCAACCCATTAACCGATTTGCGGAATGCAGCAGGCTAAAACAACAAAAGTGTTGTTGGAATGTACGACGTTGAAAACAACACGTGAATTTGAAATTGCCCATGCCGAAAGATTGTTGAAAATGCAAAATAACGGCGGATGGCGATTACCGGAAAAATCAAAATTTGAATTTAGCAAAGACGATGGGATTAGATATAAGAGAAATAAAAAAGCAGATAGCGGAGCCACGGAAGCAAGCGGCGATAAGTAAAGCGATTTACCACCAAAACCGCATAAGGTTTCACGCTGAAAAAGCGTTGACGCCATACATTACGCAGCCCGTGACCGATTTTTTGGCTTATGTTTCAAACTTATACCCGCAGACAAATTCAAAGTATTCAAAACATTGTTCCGTTACCCCGTTAAGACCAACGAGGTAACGGGCGTTTGTTTTGATAAGTTGAGCCGGATTTTTGACGGTCGTAACCCGGCGTTCAATTATCAGTTTATGACAAGCGAGCAACGGGACGATTGGGAGTATTACAGACAACACGTTTTGGGGGAACCCGAAATTTGGAGTACAAAGGGATGGGAGTTTTCAAAACCGAAATTAACAGCGTTTTAATTGTTGATTTGCCGAAAGAACAATCAACAATGGATAAATACCCGGAACCGTACTTTATTGGTTGCCGATTGAAAGTGTAATATCTTATGACGCCGACAAAACAACGGGCGTTATGAAATGGATTATATTCAAGCAGGACGACGATAAAATTGCAGTAATTGACGATGAACGTTACCGAGTATTTGCCAAAGTAAAAGGGAACATTGGGGAATTGCTGATTGATAGCCCGCACGATTTGGGTTATTGCCCCGCCCGGTTCTTTTGGAATGAGCCGTTAAGTTTGAGGGAACCCGATGTTAAGGCGTCGCCGTTAACCGACGAATTGGAAAGTTTAGATTGGTTTCTGTTTTATCATTTGTCAAAACGCAATTTGGATATGTACGGCGCATATCCCATTTATTCCGGATATGAACAAAGTTGCGATTTTACAAATAGCGAAAACGGCGATTATTGCGACGGCGGATTTTTGAAAGACAAACAAGGTTTTTATAAGTTAGACCAAGCGGGTTTATTGATGCGTTGCCCGAAATGTGGCGACAAACGTATTGTCGGCGTTGGTTCGTTCGTGGAAATACCTATTCCGGACGGCGACAAACAGCCGGATTTGCGAAACCCGGTGCAAGTGTTGACCGTTGACCGTAATAGTTTGGATTATAATGTTAGCGAGGAAGAGAGATTGCGAACAAATATAATTACGGCGGTCGTTGGTACAAACGAGGAAATAACAACACGGGACGCATTGAATGAACAGCAAATTAGGGCTAATTTTGAGAGCCAAAGCACAGTATTAAACAGAGTAAAGAAAGGATTTGAAGCAGCACAACAATTTGTTGACGAAACGATTTGCCGTTTGAGATACGGCGATTTGTTTGTTTCTGCAAAAATCAATTTCGGTACCGAGTTTTATTTGTACGATGTTACCCAATTAAGAGAACGTTATAAAACGGCAAAGGAAAGCGGGGCAAGTGAGGCGGAATTGGATGCGTTGCAAAGTGAGATTATACAAACGGAATATCGGAACGATCCAACGCAGATGCAACGAATGTTGGTATTGGCAGAGTTGGAACCGTACCGACATTTAACAAGATCCGAGGTAATGGAGTTGTACGGGAAACAGCTAATTACGGAGGATGAATTGCTCATTAAATTGAATTTCGCTAATTTTGTGCGGAGGTTTGAAAGAGAGAATACAAACATATTGGAATTTGGAAACCAAATACCATTTTCCAAGAAAATAGAAGTAATAACCAATAAATTTTATGATTATGCGAGTGAAAGCAGACCAAGAGGGTAAAACAAAGGACGTCGGATTGTTGGACGTTACCCCGGAAAATTTCATTGTTCCGAAAGGCGAGGAAAATTATTACCATTGCCGTATTGAAATTGAAAAATTCAATTCAGAAACGGGCGAACGAATTTCAAAACCACGTATGCAGGTTTTCGGGAAAAAATTCTTTGAAACATACGGGTTGCACCAATTGAAAAAGCAGGGTTATAAAGTTGTTGTAATGCACGACCCGAACGTTTGGGAGGCTGAAAACAGAGAAAAGATTGAGGCAAACAAGCGAGCAAAGGCAGAGGCGGAAGCAAAAGCAGCAGCAGAGGCAAAAGCCGCAGAACGTGAGAAAATGAAAGCCGAAATTATTGCAGAGTTGACAGCCGCCGGAGTTATCCCGGCAGAGCCAAAGAAAGGCGGACGAAAACCGAAAGCAGAAAAGGCAGCAGAGGAAACGGAAAGCGAAAGCCCGGAAAACAACGAAAATGTTTAACCATTAAAAATACGATTATGGCACAGATTGCACAGCAGGACAATTTGGTTATTGAAGTAACAACAACCGCCGCCACATTGGATGGCGACACCAAAAACAAGTTGATTGCTTGTATTGAGGGCGGCACAATTGCCGACGTCATTTTGGTAACAAAAGAGGTTGAAAAGAAAATCAGCCATGCACGTGTTGTTAGTTGGTTGGTTGACACAACCGGGGATTCCCCAAAATACACAATTGATATTATTAACGCAAACAGCGGAGAAGTAGCAGCAATCGAACTTAATTAATTCAAAGGGTAAGAATATTATGTTAACGAGAGAAATTTTAGTTGCAAATGCGGCTTTGTCCGGTTTGACGGACGAACAAATTACAGAGATAACAACATTATCGCAGAACGACGAAAACAGTGTTATTGCCAAGAAAACGGGCGAAATTTACGGGGCTTTGGACGCCGATATTTTGGAGGTTTCCGGAATAGCCAAAAACGGCACCGAAAAAACGTATGATTACGCAAAACGTGTAATGGGGGAAATGAAAACAAAAGCGGATGGCGCAACCGGGTTGCAATCGCAGATTGATTCATTGACCAAAGAAAAAGCCCGTTTGGAAAAGGCTATTGCCGACGGTGCGGCAGATGCGGAAACCGTGAAAGCATTGAAGCAGGCAAAGGCAGATTTGCAGAACGTAACAACGCAGTTTACCGAATTGACAACCAAATATGAGGCAGAAAAGGCAAACCACGAAAAAGAGTTGTTCGGAGTAAAGATTGACAACGCATTGCAGACAGCCGCCGCCGGGCTTAAATTCAAAGCCGGATTCCCGGAAAGCGTGACAAAAGTAATTTTGGCGCAGGCAACCGAGAAAATAAAAGGCATGAACCCGGAATATACAGACGACGGAAAGGGCGGTAAAATTTTGGCTTTCAAAGGTGCCGACGGTGCGATTATGAGAAACCCGAATAATCAGTTGAACCCGTTCACGCCAAAAGAGTTGTTGACAAAGGAATTGGAAACAATGGGCGTTTTGGAGGTACAAAGACAGCAGCCCGGAGGCGGTACAAATCCGCCCGCAGGAGGTGCCGGAGGCGGCGGAAGTATTGTTTTAGACACGACCGGAGCCAAAACACAATCAGAGGCATACGATATTATCGCAAACAATCTGATGGCGCAGGGCATGACGGTTGGGTCAAAGCAATTTGATGAAGCTATGAGGAAAGTTTGGCAAGAAAACAATATTGGAAAATTGCCGGAAAGATAACCGGGTAATGGGTAAACCCGCATTAATAACAATTTAAAAACAAAAAACTATGAGTTTAATTGCAACGAGATTACAAAATTGGCGAGTTGAGAACCCGGAGTTAGACCGTAATATGACCCGCCCCTGCGAGTATGGCGCATTGGATTTTTTCATTGAACAGACCAACGCCGGAAATTCTATTTTGTCCCCAAATTTACGTGAACGTGCGTTTGCCTCAATCGGCAACACGGTACAAGTTCCGGTTATCAATTACGACGGGGACGTAACTGTTGGAAATGTACGTTCGTGCATTATCCCGGATGATGAAAACACGTCCGCATTATATACGGTCGTTTGGGCTACCTATTCAGTAGGTTTCACGATGGTTCCAACGTTGTACATGAACAACGAAATTTCGTATGAACACGATTTTAACCGCAAAATGGAAAAGATTTGCCGGGCTTTGGCAAATTCATTAGACCAAGCGGACGGTTGCAGCATTGGAGGCTAGGAAAAACCAAATTGTTGAAAGACAAATTGAATTATAATTTTGCCGCAAATGTTATTGAGGTTCCAACGCAGATGGCAACCGAGATCATGGGAGATATTAACCCAATTATGCGTGCAAACTGTTATCCGGGCATGATCCACGTTGTAGGTAATGCGGGCGTTGATAGCCTTATTAGAAAATTGGCACAACACGGCATTTACAACGACGTAAACAAGCGAATGGAGTACGAAAACAAAGTGTTCCATTACACAAACAACGTTGTAAACGAGACAAGCAAAAACGGAACGTTCTTTGCCGTTGAGGATGGCAACGTTGGAGTATTAACCCGTGTTGACCGTGAAGCATTGCGCCGCACCCGTGCAAATTGGCATGAATGGGACGTTGTACGTTTGCCGTATATTGATTTGCCCGTTGGTTCCCATTATTACACAGCGGTTGGCGATCAATCGCAGATTGCAGGCGCAGCGAGTGCGGATATGACTTGCAATGTTAAGGAGTATTTCGGATTCAGCGTTGACGTAGCATTTATTGTTGCGTACAACAGCGATCTGGAAACCGTTGCAAATCCGGTTATCAAAGCGCAGATTGCAGCCCGTGCGGAAAATGTTCCTTTGGGTATGCCCGTTTACGTTACGAACGGCGAAGAAACACCGATTTACACGCAGACCGTTTAAAATCGGTTTCAGTATTAACAATGAGGGGGCGGGGAAAATCCCCGTCCCTTTTTTAATTTATAGAGATATGGAAACGTTGGTATCAATTAAAACAGACGCAGCAAACAAGACCGTAACAATTAACGAAGCAACCGGAGGAAAGCCGGAACACGCCGTATATAGTGCGAGAATTGAGGACGGGAATTTGATATTGATTAATTCCGTTACAACGCAAAAACGTTTTTCGGCACCGTTTAACACCGTTACAATTGACGGGGCGACGTATCAGACCGAAACGGAATGTATGCAGCATTTGGCGAATATCGGAAATTTTAAGCAGGGGGCGGCGCAATCCCGGTAATATACAACAACGCCGGGCAAATCAAAGTAAATTACAATGGTTTGCAGATTTCAAATGTAGAAGCAAATCAACAGTACGTTTTGCCATTGCATACGGCAACGCCAACGGTCGTTGGTTCGCCAACAACGCAATATCCGGTAGGAAGCGAAACAACGTATGATCCTGCAATGTTTATTCCGGGAGATAATCCGCCAACAACAATGCGATTGCGTGAAAACAATGTTCCCGGTCAAACGCACCGTTGGCGAATTATCGGAAGTTATGAGAACAAAGCGCAGGGGAATAACGGAGAATTGCAATTTCTGTTGGTAAACCCGGACAGTGGATTTTTATGTTACCGACCAAATAACGTTGCCAAGCAATAAAACAGAGGGACAATTTACAATTGAATTAATGACAATTGCAGATGATGCAAGTTTGGCAGTTGGTAAGGGTTATCAATTAAAGGCGGTAACGTCGTTTGCTGATAGTAATTTGGTTGTCAAAATTGACAGTATAACACGCATTAGTTTTGCCGTAGAAAACGAATAATTATGTATAGGATTAAGGAAATACAAGACGCATTATTGCACGTCGTAGGTTGGGAACAATCATATAACCCGGCAACGGCAATTGATGAAGCGTTGACACAAACCGAAAGCGGGTTGTACTTTCAAGGTGCGCACCCGCTTTTGACGTTGGCAAACGTGGCGTCAATTATGCCGGATGAATGGGGGTTTCAATACCCGGTATGGGACGCAATAACAGAATGGAAAGCAAATAAAGTTGTTCAATATGGGACGGACAACGACGGAAAAAAACTGTATTTGGTCGCAAAATTGGATAATGTAGGCGAGGAACCAACGGACGGTTCGTTGTATTGGGGCAAATACAACATATTATCCGATTATTTGGAAAGATTGACACGTAACGGAATTGCAACGGCAATACAGACGTTTACGCAGATTAAACAATTGGATAAAGAAACACGTAATTTGTTGGAGCGTAGAACGTTTTTTGATGGTGCCGGACGCATACGGGCGACGTTGCAAAACAATCATAAGTTGGTAGGATTTGAAATTGTCCCGGTTCGTGCAATGGGAGTGACGGCGAAAATTGAAAAGATAGGTTTGCAAATGACCGGGGGAACCGGGGTTGTTAGAATGTATCTTTTTCATTCGTCGCAAATAGACCCGATAAAGACGTTTGATTTGAATTTTACCGTTACAAATGGCGGTTTTCAGTGGTTCCCGGTTGAGGATTGTTATTTGCCTTATATGAGCGACAAAAACAATTCCGGCGGGTCGTGGTTCCTTTGTTACAATCAAGACGAATTGCCCGCAGGGATGGAAGCAATAAACGTGTCAAAGGATTGGAGCCGGGAACCGTGCGGAACGTGCAACATTGGTTCCGTTGAGGTATGGCGAGAGTTGACGAAATATTTGCAGATTACGCCGTTTATGTACAATGCACCGGAAATGTTCGCCGATTATCCCGAATTGTGGGACATTGCATATACGATGTACACCAATACCCGGAATTATGGTTTGAATTGCGAAATAACTGTTGGTTGCGATTTGACCGATTTTGTTATTTCCCAAAGGAATTTGTTCCAAACAGTTATTCAAAGACAAGTTGCGGCGATAGCATTACGAACGTTGGCGATGAACCCAAATGTAAGAGTTAACCGCAATCAATCAAACGCAAGCCGGACAGAGATTTTGTATGAATTGGACGGCAACACGTCCGGGGTTCGTCCCGGCGGGTTGGGTTATGACCTTAAAAAAGCGTATGAGGCATTACGAATTGATACGCAGGGATTAGACCGTATTTGTTTGAGTTGTAACAATAGAGGCGTTAAATATAGGACAGTATGAAAGTGATAACCGATTTGCGAAAGAGGGTTGCGGATTTCAACGAGGCTTTGACGTCCGGGCGGCTGATACAAAATATTATTTGGGAAAACGAGGCGTATATAGTTGATATGAACGCAGAGGAACAATTGTTTGAACAAGGTATTAACCGTTTGGGCGTCGAAATTTCGGATTATGCGCCATATAGCCCGGTAACAATAGAGATTAAGGAGGCAAAGGGACAGCCAACAAACCGGGTTACATTAAGGGATGAGGGCGATTTTGAAAGTAGCTTTTTTTTGGAAGTTGGTACAAAACAGTTTGAAATAAAGGCGTCCGATTGGAAAACGGAGGAATTAATAAAAAAATACGGTCGGCAGATATTGGGATTAACGGACGAAAATATTGCAATACTTATATGGCAATACATTTATCCGGATTTAATGAACGAAGCTAAAAAACAAATTTATGGCAAATAGGACAAAAGCCCCGGTTATTGACAACCCGGAATTGTTAGACCGGATAATTGGAAACATACAAAACGGATTGGTTGATAATTTACCGTGGTTGGATTATGCGTTTGGCAGGGCGGAAAGACTTGTTAAGGCAAGCGCAAATCAAAAACGATATTACACGCCAAACGTATATACCGGGCAAAACGATTACATGGAAGTAACGCCCGATGCAAATATTGGTAACTTTTGTTTCTTTTGGGTTGATGATCCGCAAAATGTAAGTTGGGAACCCGGCGTTGATATTGGTATAAAAACGACATTTTCGATTATATTTTGGTTTGATTACAGAAAGATATACAACAGTGACAGCAAAAGGAACAAAGAGGATTTGAAGCGGCAAATATTGGACGTTTTGAACGGCGGTTTTTGGTTGCGAAATGGCAATTATAAAATCAACAAAGTATATGAATTGGCGGAAAACATTTACCGGGGGTTTTCATTGGATGAAATAGACAACCAATTTTTAATGCACCCGTTCGGCGGGTTCCGGTTTGAGGGCGAATTGAGTATTGGAGAAACGTGTAAATTGTAGTTATTATGAAAGAATTTGTTTGTATCATTATTGTTGTCGCATTGATAGCGGCGTTTGTATTGACTTTGTTACGTAAATGGGGCGTTATTGAGTGTGTGCAAGTTCACGGAAACGAATTTTTTTGCAAAGATGTTCAATTGTGATTTTTGTTTGTCGTGGTGGGCGTGCGTTCTGATTTGCTTTGTTGCGTTATTGATAACCGGGAACCCCGTATATTTGGGCGTTCCATTTTGTAGTACAATGATAACACGTACTTTGTTATGAAAACGGTACAGATAAAAGGAATGAACGTTGAAATATACGATTCAATAGAGGATTTGCCAATTTTGCGATTCCATAAGTACAATAAAATGTTGTTGGTTGATGCCGGGGTTGGTTCTGATTTGGCAGACTTTGACCGACATATTGAAAAGGCAATAAGGTATGCGGCAAGCCCGACGCCAAATTTGGCGATTGCGGAGTTGCAGAATTTGCGCCAAAACGTGTATTTCGTTCAATCGGAGATTTCCCCACGGTATTTGGCATTTGCGGTATTGGTCAAATCTGTAAATGGAACACCGTGCAATGATTTGTCCGACGATGGATTGCAGAAAACAATAAATCTTTTTTCAGACGTCCCAAATTCAGAGATAACCGCCCATTTGGAAGCGGTCGAAAAAAAAATAGACGATGAATTGCGTTTGTATTTTCCCCGGTTGTTCGATGATGCAGCGTTAAAAGAGTATTACGACAAGTTGAAAAAAAGAACGATTGTTGTATTACGCACAATTATAGATGGTCGGGCAACCGAGGCAGACGCAAAAGAGATTGACAGTATTACGGCGGAATTGATAACGTATTTCAACCCGCAAGTTTATAGCGGTTCGGATGGCGTAGAGATTAAGCACGACAGACAGTTTGAAAATATGTGTCTGATATTGTCACAGAATTTGCACGTTGATCCGAAAAGATTTACAGTTTTGGAGTATTACAACGCATTTGAGTATATAAAAGAGCAGGCAAAAAAGGCAAGCAGGCAAAAAACGCCAAAATAAGGCGATTTAAGGCGTTTTTATTTCAAGGCGGTAAATTATACATTTGAGAAAAGAAAATTGATTGTGGGGCAAATTGCCCGTAAATAACAAAATAAATTAGTCGGATATATGGCAGACAACAACAACCCAATTAAATATTCTGATTTGGTAAGCCCGGACAATTCAATTACTGATTTGATTAAACAGTTGGACGACCTATCAGACGCATATACAAATGCGCTAAAAAACATTAAGGCGGAAGCTATTCAATTGGCGGCGATTTTGCAAAAGGTTTCCGGAGCAACAGAGGATGGCAGGAAAACAACGAAAAAAGCCGCCGACGATGCGGAACGTTTGGCACGTGCGCAACGTGATTTGGCTTTTGCAGAAAGCGAAAACGCAAAGAAGTTGGCAGAGTTGAAATTGGCGCAGCAGGAAGCCAACCAAATAAATAAATTGATTGTGAAAATAAATCAATCCGCCGAGGGTAGTTATAACAGATTATCGGCGCAATATTCATTGAATAAGATTTATTTAAACAACATGACGAAAGCCGAACGGGAAAATACCGAGGAGGGGCGAAAATTAGTTGCGCAAACAAAAGAGATATACGAGGAAATGAAACGTTTGCAGGAGGCGACCGGGAAATTTCAATTGAACGTTGGTAATTATACCGAAGCGTCCGACGCAATTATTGCTTATGGCGACAAACTGAAAGAAACGTTGGGTTTGAATAGTTCTTTTGGGGAAAGCCTTTTGGCGTTGGGTCGTGGCGGAGCCGAAAGCAAAGCAGTTTTTACAGCAATGGGCGATGGCGCAAAAGCGTTGGGGAAAACATTGTTGGGGTTGTTGTCAAATCCGGTATTTTTAGCAATAGCGGGCATTGCGGCGGCGGGGGTTGCTTTCAAATGGTGGTATGATTACAACGCCGGGTTGGTTGAGGCAACAAGGTTGACGCAACAGTTTACCGGGAAAAGTGGCGATGATTTGAAAGAGTTTAGAAACGAGGTGCAAGCCGTCGCCGATTCGTTCGACGCCGATTTTAAAGAAACATTGATTGCAACAAATGCGTTGTCAAAGCAATTTGGAATATCAGCAAACGAAGCGTTGCAGTTGGTTAAAGATGGTTTTTTGTCCGGAGCCGATGCGAACGGGGAATTTTTAGACACGCTGAAAGAATACCCGGCATATTTCAAAGAGGCTGGAATATCAGCAGACCAATTTGTTGCGATTGTAGCCCAAACAAACAAAATGGGTATCTTTTCGGACAAAGGCGTTGACGCAATTAAGGAGGCAAATTTGCGTTTGCGTGAAATGACGACGGCGACGGCGGCGGCTTTGGACGGTATCGGTATTTCGTCGGAACAAGTTCAAAAAGATTTGCAGACCGGAACCAAAACAACGTTCGATGTTATACAAGACGTTTCCGCAAAATTGGCAGAATTGCCGGATAATGCGGCAACGGTCGGGGCTGCAATTGCAGATATATTCGGGGGTCCCGGAGAGGACGCCGGATTGCAGTATTTGCGCACGTTGAAAGATATTTCAACAAACATGGATGAAGTAAAAGGGAAAGCCGGAGTTTTGGCGCAATTGCAGGAGGAACAATTGCAAAGCCAAATTGAGTTGCAAAACGCATTATCCGGGTTGTTTGACGCAACCGGAGGAAATTTTGAAACGTTGACAACGCAGGCAAAAAGTTTTTGTTAACCAAGGATTGACGGCGATAATAAAAGGGGTTATTGATGTTGTCAATTACTTGATTGAGTTATACAATGAAAGTGTTTTGATACGTGCAATTTGGAATGGGATTGTTGCCGGATTCAAAACAACATTTGATACGTTGGGAAATTTGTTTGGATTCTTTATTGATATAGTCAAAGCAACCGGAACCGCATTAAAGGGGCGTTTACGTTAGATTTTGACGACGTAAAAAAAGGATTGGCAGATTATGCAACAGCGTACGGAAATTTGGTTAAAGCCCAAGTTAAAGACATAACAGAAAATTTCCAAGAGGGTTTGGAGGGTATGCAAAAGAAAATAAAACCGTTAACAATCCCGGTTTCTGTTGGAGATACCCCGACGCCACAAACAGACAATAAGCCCGTAACGACACAGAACCCAACCGTAACGCCAAGGGGTAAAAGCGATGCGGAAAAGGCAGCAGAACAACAAGCAAAGCAAATTGAAGCGGCTTATAAAAAGAATTTGGAGGCAACCCGGAAATTGCAGGATGTACAATTGCAGTTGGAGACCGACGAATGGGCAAAGCGTAGGCAGCAAACGCAATATCAGTATTCCCGCCAAATTGAGGATTTACAACACCAATTGCAGACCGAAAAGGATTTGAACGAAACCGGACGTCAAGCGATAAACGCCACAATTACGGCGTTGGAACAGCAACAAACCGAGGCGTTATTGAAAATCGAACAAGACCGACAATTGCAGGAATTAGCGTTACAGAAAGAAAGCATTGAATTACGTTTGCAAGCAGTCAAAGAGGGAAGCGAGCAGGAAAAACAATTGCGGATGCAGTTGTTGGAAAACGAAAGACAAACCGCATTATTACAGAACCAACAGAAACCGACCGGGCAACAGCAGGACGCCGCGGCGATTAATGCAAGTTTTGACGCAAAGGGAGCCAGAATTGCGGACGAATATTTGCAAGCGCAATTACAGATATTCGACCAACAACAAGCGTTGGCACAATCGGAGTTTGATTTGTTGAGAAATTCAGAAGCCCGGAAAACTCAATTCCGTTTGCAAGCAGAAAAGGAACGTTTGCAAAAGGTTTTAGAATTAAATCAGCAAGCCGCCAATAAATTGTCTGATGTTGAGGTACAAACAATTCAAAACACTATTAAAAAATAGACCAAGAAATTGAGCAATCCAAAGGGAGGAACGAGGAACAGACATTTACGGTTTGTTTGGCTTAATTTGGACGACGACCAAAAGAGGCAATTAATACGTCTATGCAATACGCATTGGATGCGTTAAATACATTCACGGCGGCACGTGTTGCCGCAGCAGATGCAGCCGTTGAGCAAGCGGATAAAGAGGTTTCCGCCGCACAATCGGCGTTGGATGCAGAATTGGAAGCAAGGGCAAACGGGTACGCCAATAATGTTGTACAAGCGCAAAAGGAGTTGGATTTGGCAAAGAAAAACCAAGAAAAAGCGTTGAAAGAACAACAGAAAGCGCAAAAACAGCAGGCAGCAATACAAACATTGCAGCAAATCGGAAACATGGTAACAGCAACGGCGCTGATATGGTCGCAATTAGGTTTCCCGTTTGCAATACCTGCAATTGCCGTAATGTGGGCGAGTTTTGCAGCGTCTAAAATCAAGGCGGCGCAATTGGCAAAACAGACCGGAGAAAACGGAGGAACGGAAACATACGGCGACGGTACCGTTGAACTTTTGGAGGGCGGTTCCCACCAATCCGGCGACGACGTGGATTTAGGAACCAAACCGGATGGAACCCGGAGGCGTGCCGAGGGCGGGGAATTTTTCGCCGTTATCAATAAACGTAATTCCCGCCGTTTCCGTCGTTTAATCCCGGACGTAATAAATAGTTTGAACCGGGGAACATTCCCCCAAAAGTACCTTAATGCCTACAATACCGACGGCATTAATGTAACGGTTCAACAAAATAACGCACCGGATTTGCGGGATTTAAAAGACGATGTAAGGGAGATTAAGGAACAAAACCGCCGCCGTCGTTACGTCGATGGCAACGGCAATGTTATTGAGGTTTACAAGAATTTGACACGTAAAATTAAAAATTGATATGAACCCGATTTATAGACATTCATTTGTAAATGCGTTTTTAGCGAACGGGGCGATAAGTAACACAACCGGGAACATAAACGGGAATAATACAAATTTCTATTATACCCGTACTTTTGTCCCGGTTGGGAATGTGTACCCCCGCAAATTGTTTCAGAATTACACCCCGCAAGCCGGGGGCGCATTTTACGATAGCAATAAAAAGATTATCGGCGGTTGGGGAAGCGACCCGACCGCCACAAATACGGAATTTGACATACCAAGCAATGCCGCATATATCCGGTTTAATGTAAGCAAAGCGCAATACGCCAACGGGACGGCATGGTTGAGATTGGGAACGTTGGACGCCCCGAACGTCTTACAAGGTCAAACCGTGCATCCGATTTATAAGGACGATTTGGCAAAGGAGTACGAATTAGAAACCAACCAACGGTTTTATCGTGCCAAATTATCCGGCAAAATTACCTTTGTCCGGGATGATTACGACTATATAAACCGTCAATCGTTCGACAATGAATTTTTGTATTGCATTGAAAAGAGCGACGACGGCGGGCGTACATGGTTCCAATACTTTCAAGGCAAGTTTATGAAAACCGATTGTACGTTTACGGATTACGATAAAAAGGTTGTTGTACAACCGGACGCAATCGACGATTATAACGACGTGTTGGCGGGATTGGAAAAGGAATACAATTTAATAACGTTAGCCCCGACAATCCAACGGATAACGATAAACAAGCGTCCATTAATTCAAATATACGTTCCGGGGGATAGTGTTGTTTCTTGTTTTTTGGGCGGTACGAATTGGGAACAAGACGCAAACGCCACGACCGACCAAAACGCATTAGTACAAACCTATCATTTTGCTTTGTGCAATATATTGAAAGAAATACAAATTACGTCCAACGGTTCCCCGGCGGTAATATCCGGGCTTTATACCGGACGAATGGCGACGGGTGCAAGTGCGGACACATTCGAGGGGAAATTATACCCGGAATTGAACGTTAATTATTATATCTGTATTGCACAACAACGAATAAACGGCGGTTTGCCGTTTGGTATTGCTTTAGTTGAAATACGCCGACAATCGGACGATGTGGCAATGTTCCGTTACCAAAAACTTACAACGTCCCCGTTTGATACGTTGGAGTTTGATTTAACCGCCGTCGAGGGTTCCGGGGCAACCAGAACAATGCACGCCGATATGAAAAGTTATAATATATACGCCCGGTATTTGTGCGACGTGGAGAAAATCGACGACCTTAATACATATCCATTGCCCGCCGATGATATAGTTGATAATAACCGTAATTATAGGCGTGCGATTGGTTACGCAATCGACGTGGCGTTTATTTCAAACAACTTTTCAGACACCCCGACCGAGTGGGGATTAGCGGACAACGGAAAGTATTTTGCGCCGCCCTATTCCATTTTCGGACAAACGTTTTATCCAATCGCCCGGTCAACGTGGCGTTATGCGTCGTTATGGTTTGGATTTTATTTGATGGATTGGATATTAGAGGAAAAAGCCCGAAAAGCATATACTTTGCGGGATGCGTTCCCGGTTGCGTCTTGTATATCTGTTTTGCTTAATCAGATTGCGCCCGGTATTACCCACGCAGCCACGGCGGAATACAGCCAATTTTTATACAGCGGTAACAATCCAATATCCGGGTTGAATTTCCGTTTGCTTGTATCACAGAAAACCAATATTATAAACGGGGAATATCAGCAACCCGCACAAAAAGCCCCGACGACCTTACAACAATTTACCAATATGTTACGGGATTGTTTTAAATGTTATTGGTTCATTGAGGACGGCAAATTTAAAATCGAACATATCCAATATTTCCGCAATGGCGGTTCCTATTCCGGCGGGGCTATATTAAGCCACGATTTGACAAAGGAATTGAATTTGCGCAACGGGAAACCGTGGGCATTCAACACGTCGGAATATTCGTTTGATAAGGTCGATTTGCCCGAACGTTACCAATTTGAATGGATGGACGACGTTACGGCGGCTTTTGAGGGATTGCCGATACAAGTAATTAGCAAATATGTAACGCCCGGAAAGGTTGAGGAAATTAATATATCAAATTTCACGTCCGATATTGATATGATGTTATTAAACCCCGGCAATATGAGTTCCGACGGGTTCGCCTTGTTTGCCGCCGTTCCGCCAACGTCCGGGTCGCAATGGATATTACCGTTTACCAAACGAACCGTCAACGGGGTTGAATACTATTTGCAAAACGGATATTTGGCGTTTATCAATCTGCAATCGCCTTATTGGATGTAGATTTACCCGCCCGTCGTGTATCAATAAACGGTTCCGAGGTTTACGCATACGGTATTGAGAGAAAGAAGAAACAAACGTTTAGTTTTCCGGCAAATGACGACCCAAACCCGATGCAACTAATAAAAACTTATATTGGTAACGGTCAAGTTGATAAATTAAGCGTAAATTTGTGTAGTCGTTCAATTAAAACAACTTTGAAGTATGACACCGAATAACAATTTGTCTGTATTGCCGTTTTATGAAGGCATACAATATCAAGATTATAAAAAATCGTATGCGTATGGCGACGTTTACCCGTTGTTTACGCCTATCAATAAATTATTGCCGTTCCAAATTATACGTCCAACCCGTACAAATAGTATTGTATGGGTTCGATTGTATGATTATAAATTTACCCGTGTATTGGCAGATATAACAACCCCAATGTTAGAAACGGGATTACAAATTGCCCGATTCCCTAATTATGGATATGATGTTATTATTTAC